TTGATGGAGCGTCCTGCGCCAAATTGGAAAGCAATTTAACAGATCAAACGTACTTGCGGTATAGCATCAATAATGCAAAATATGGGCCGTTTTATGTTCGTTTTAAAGCAGCCTGTGATGCAGGGAGTGAATCGGCTGCACAAATATGCGTAGATTTTGGCGGTACGCGTAAGTATATTGAGGCAGGACAATTGACAACAAGTTTTAAGACTTTCTCTTTTGAGTTTGAGATCCCGGAAGGCATGGTGCACTGCTTTTTTTATAACACAGAGGGCGATACGGCGGTGTATATTACGGATATTGAAATTCTCGGCTATGCTTCATCGTATACGGAGACCGCCCTTGCTGTTCTGAAGGATTCGATCCTAACAGAGGTGTCAAAAAAAGTCGGAAAAACGGAAATCGTGTCATCGATTAACCAAACAGCAGAAAAGATCAAAATTACGGCCTCTAAAATTTCGTTGGAAGGGTTGGTGACTGCAAATACTAATTTTAGAATATTAGAAGATGGCAGCATGGAAGCTAGAAACGGCAAATTTACAGGGACAGTTACCGGATCGACAATCCAAACCGGAGAGAACGGAGATAGAGTCTTAATAGATCGTAGTAGCGCAATAAAAGGTTGCTTGGATGACGATGTTTACAACCTACTGGATTTTATGTCAGACAGCGAAACACATGAAATGATTTTGGATGCGAAAAATATGTTGGCGATTCGAACACCTAAACTAGCTGTAATGAATAAGTCTTATGGATTAAAAGATGGTGAAGTAAAGTATACAAAAAATGGGAGTACACGATTTGTAACCCACGTTGAAAAGGATATGAGCGGATGTGTGGAGCAATGGGTAGGCAGTGTGTATTGTACGCTGCCAGTAAAACTAAGGGTTCAATATGTTGATGTACCCGTTATACACGGAATGCAAATTACGGGAGAGTCTACATGGACAAGCAATATTTGATTTGAAAGGAGAACAGGCATGATTATATCTCGAAATGGAGAATTGCTATTGTATTTTTTACGGGAAAACGGAATCGTTGTTAAGGACGGGGCTTTTTCAGTCTGCCTGGAATACGATGCGCAGCAAAGAAAGCAATATGCCCGCATTACGGAGCTGAAGCAGTTGCTTATTGATACAGACTACAAGGCTTTAAAGTATGCAGATGGGGCATTGACGGAAGCAGAATACGCTCCGGTCCGAGAAGCTCGGAAACAGTGGCGGGCAGAGATCAACGAAATCGAAAAGACGTTTTCGGAGCCTACGATTAGCCGGGAAGAGATGGACTTGGCTGAGCAATTGGCTTTAGATAATTTAAAAAGAATGAAGGAGGATGAGAATTGAAATATAACGAATCTGTGAATCCGAACATAGCACCTATCATGCCACTTAGCGGTATTTATGCAGACGCCGAGCAGAAATTACGCAGATCATTGGAAAAAGCGTTAGCGGAGTGCCCACTACCGGCGTTTATGATTAGCAGTATTATGGATTCGATCTGCCTGGAATTAAAACATAACTCTTACTTGGAGCTTGCGGCGGATATGCAGGCGTATGTACAAAAATGCCAGAGCTACTTGGCACATGATGAAAAAAAGGAGGAATAAGGTATGGCTGATATTAGCGAAGAGGTTGAGCTGCTCCGAAATGCCGTTTATGGTGAAGAAGTCCGGGGCGCCTTTATTTCCTGTATGGAAAAGATCCATGAAGAAAACGAGAGCTACAATGATATTAAGTCTGAAGTGGAGCGGGCGGCTGAGACTGTAAAGAACCAGGTAGGAGCAATCAATACAAAAGCCGAAGAGGTACGGGCAGCATTGAATGATTTGGCAGAGGCAATATCCAATGGAAAGAAACAGCAGTCAGCTCTGGAAGAGGCAACCAAGAACGGTAAGGCTCAGCAGAGTGCAACGGAAAAAGCCACTGGAGATGCGAAGACTCAGCAGACAGCCTTGCAGAAAGTGGTTGATTCTGCACAGCGGGTTGATTCGGCTATTCAGGAATCAGTATCGGCGGCGAACCAGGCGGCGCAGAATGCGAACCAGGCCACCCAGACAGCGAATGAGGCAGAAGAGGCAAGAGCCAGAACTGAGGCTGCCAGAGTACAGGCAGAAAAGGCAAGAGCCAGAACTGAGGCTGCCAGAGTGCAGGCAGAAGAGGCAAGGGTGCAGGCTGAGAATCTGAGAGTGACAGCAGAGCAGGAAAGAGCAAAAAACGAGAATGCCAGAATCCAAAATGAAAAGGAGCGGCAGGAGAATACAGCGGATGCTATTTCCAAAGCGAAAGAAGCCACAGAGTTGCTTGTCAACCAGGCCAACACCATTGCCTTCCGAATCAATCCGGATGACAAAGGGCTTGACGCTATTATTTTAAGTGCATAGGAGGTATCTAAATGAGCGATAATTTAAACGGAGAAGTGCTGAATTTCCCCAGAGACACGACAATGCAGTTACTTGTAAAAGTACACAGAGATCAGATTGCCGGAGAAGCGGATCTGAAATACAAAGAAAAAGTTGCGGCAGCTACTTCCAAGGCGGAGGTAGATGCCCTTTTTGCTGAGTGGTGGAAAATCCAGTATGATCCGGATTTTTTTACAAAAGCCGAGATGCTGGAAAGATGGTTCGGGAATGTCCTGGTTGATACTAGGGTACATGGTGTAACCACACCGAGATACGCAAAAAGCACATCCATGATCGGAGAGCTGACCGATGATTCCGCCGGATTAGTGTGCACACCGTCCACAGAATCTACAGCCGGTTCTGACCCATTCGCACACCTTCCGCAGTTCTGGTGTCTGGAGGTATCGGCAGAAAAGAACACGGACGGATCCCACACGGTCTATTACGTGGAACATATCGACGATACAGCAGACGTCAGATCCGGAGAACATCTTTGCTGGGTGCTCCAGAAGAACACCTACAAGCGTGAGTGGCAGGATAAAG